GGCGAGGTTTTGCCCTGGGGATCCTACATGGCTAAATCAGACAGCTTCTTTATCAGAGCAGAACTAACGACTGACAACTCAAACACTTTCGTACAGACTACGATCCCCCTGGGTTCCTACGTGGACGCCCTGGGTCAAGCTGTACTACGTGTTCATGGGGTAGAGTACGAGTGGATCGCTGACGATGGAGATTCTCCTACTATGGCAGGAGACACAGCTAGCCAGGCATGTTTCCAGATCACTACACAGAGTCAATCCGCCCTGGTGTCGCTATTCGATAAGTCGATGGTAGCGAAAGGCCAGCTGTGGGCCAGGAACCCTGACTCTTCAGTTGGAGTTCCAGCTCAGACCTACAACGACTCACATTCACCCCAGGACTTTACCAACGGTTACCTGGTCGCCGTGGAGACTCTCTACCTAGGTGGAAAGGCCGGCTCTAACTGGACCGCAGCTGACAATCTAAAGATCAGCGTCGTAATGGAATGCACAGTTGAGAAGATGTCACAATCTGCAGCAATGGCACTAGCTCTATCCCAGCAGTAGGTGCTTAGATGGTTGCATTAGCCCCAGCTATACCCCCGGGTTTTGGTCTTGCCATGAACGAGGCCATGAATTATCCCCAGGGTCCGATCAGTGGCCCCGTCTCCCAAATTATTGGATACATTATGTCCGATGGCAATGGTAACCAGTTTGTTGTCCAGGCTAGCGATCCCCGTATGCAACCAGTCGCTGCCGCGATGACCAGGGGCTTACAGATCGCAGAACCTATTCTGAAGAAGAAAGCAAAGCGCAGGGTTAGCAAATATCAGAGGGAATTCGGAAAGCAATTGAAGAAGCTCAAGCGCAAGCACCCTAGAACTCCAATTACCAGGTTAATGAAAAGGGCTCACGCTGCAACCAAGAGAGCTATGAGGAGGAAATAGAATGCCAAAGAGATACACAGGTGCAATAAAGACAATCAGAGGATCACTGAATGATGTCGGAACAACTCCTGGCGTTTCCAGGTTAATCTTCAATTACGAAAGTCCTGATCGCACCAGGGGATGGATCGTAGAATCAGCCTGGGCCTGGTTATGCAATCCTTTCCAATCTGCGGGAGCTGACTCCAACGGGATGCTCATGGCTAACCTGGCTACCGATGAATTGACTCCTGATTTTAGAACCATCTTGAATCCTGATGACAACAGAACCATTGGATGGCTGACAAAGCAGTACATTGGGAAGAACGCTACCCAGGACTTCCAGGTTCCTAACGCTACCTCGATCACTGGGATTGATTTTCTCCTGGACTTAGATAGGATCGTTACCAATGATCTCTTCATCAACGCAATGTACTACGACTCAGCTTCCATTTCCGTAGATCAGACTGTGGCCTACATGATCGTGTTGAGAGAGGTTACCCTATCTCCATCCCAGTCTCTGCTTCAACAATTGAAAGGGATAGGTCAAAACATCGACAATTGATACCCTGGACCCCAACTTTCTTCGAGAATTTTGGTCTCCGACCCCACCCTGGAGACCATTTTTTTCATCGAGCTGATCGTAAGCTCTGCCCAGGGCTTCCTCCAGAGCAGTGATCTGATCCTGCCTAGCTCTTCCTCCCTTCCGATAGTATGCCAGGGCACGGTTAACTACGTCTGATTTTTCTCCCTTGGGTACTGCTTCCAGGTAACGGGCGTTATCCATCGTCAATGAGAAGCTCTTGATGACCCTGGAACGGTACACAGGAATGCCATAGCTGATCCCGTGGACGTTCTTCGATGTGTACCTGGGTGTCTTCCTGGTCATTCCTCTTCCTCCTGGGGGAATAAAATGTAGTTGATTGGATAACACACTCTACATTTCCAATTGGATCCCATTGCTATTGGGCAAATGCACCACACTGTCAATACCATTCCTCCAGTTCGTACTGCCGTACCAGGGTATCTCCCTGGTCTAACAGCACTTCGATCAGACGTTCCAATCTGATAACTCGGCGTTCAATCACTTTTAGTTCACTTTCAGTCACTTTTCGACCCTCCATACACTGCGGAATCGATGTTCTTAGTTAATATTAACCTAGGAAAGCATAGGCAAAACTAGATTTGTCCTAGATAACAATCTTGGAGACCGATAGAGTGGCCACTAGATACAGTGCGGGCTGACCCCTGGCTGACATAAGAAGATTGTTCTGGGAAGATATTTAGGCGAGGTTTTGCCCTGGGGATCCTACATGGCTAAATCAGACAGCTTCTTTATCAGAGCAGAACTAACGACTGACAACTCAAACACTTTCGTACAGACTACGATCCCCCTGGGTTCCTACGTGGACGCCCTGGGTCAAGCTGTA